GTTGCCCCCTCCTGAATGTATGAACACAAGGTTTAGCTTTCTGAACCTAATCTGACAACTGCAATTCCCGATGGTAGTAAAGGAGCGTATCCTGTTCTCTTGACAATTCTTAGTGCTACCATATCCTGTTCTGCTAAATTGATTGAAGATGGAGATTCACCAGCTGAAGTAATAGTTGCTTCTGTTAGATACTTTACTCTAAGACCTGCTTTATCTCCGTAGACGCAAGTTTTACTTAGGTCTGAATAGAAAGCAACTGGAGTTCCTTCTTCTGCTGCTATATCACTTGGTAATACATCTACCAATTCAATTGGTCTCTGCCAGATTTTGTATCCTTCTGAATCTGCGGTTGGGTTCTGTATGATATAGTTGCCTCTCTCATCTTTTGTTCTTTGTAAGATGCTAAAGAAAGCGCTATTCATATAGAACTTACCATTGTTCCTTACCTGTGTAGGAACTGCGAACTTTGCTCTATTTAGAGCGTCCGCTAATAGATTACCGAAACCTTCTGCGTCTGGGTTAACTGCACCGACAAGAACTTCTCTTGTGCCTACGATATTTACGATTCCATTGAATGGGTCTGCTTCTGGAGTAGCTGTAGCGTCTCCTGTTAAGAATACTCTGTCTTCTTCACGAGCTACTGCTTCACCGAATAACTCTCCCAATAGTCTGATAATATCAATAGCAGAATCTTCTAATATCTCTTCTGTCATTGGACAAATCGCTGCCAGTTTCTTTAGTGTTTGTTCTACTAAACTGAACTTAGGTTGAGTCCCTGGCTTCTTTCCAGCTTGGTCTACCCAGAATGCTTGAACAGAACTTAGCAGTGTAGGTATTTTTCTTGAATTACCAGCTCCTGAGAAAGGCATATATCTCATATCCCTTCTTGACACTCCGTATTGTTCAGTAAACCTTGCTACTTCTGCTACTAACATTGGAGGAACTAAGTATCCACCTTCTTCATTGTCATCTGTATTTACATAATCCTTCTCTATCGCTCTAAGAGTGGAGACATCTCTTATCATTAAAGCATTGAACCATTTTCTAACAACCTCTTGGTCGCTGTTCTTTGCTTTAATTCCTTTCACTGCCGTCTTTCTCTGTGCTTCTACACCAGCATAAAACTTAGATACTAATTCTTCTGCCATCTTGTCTAACTTAGCGTCTAATGCTTTAGCACTGGCTGATTTTGTTTCTGATTGAATGAAGTTTTTTAGATTTTCTTTTACTTCCTCTTCTGTTTCACCTTCTTCAGTTTCTTCTTCTTCAGTTCCATCGGTTTCTGTTTCTTCTTCTGTTTCTGTTTCAGTTTCAGTTTCTTCTTCAATCTCTTTTTTTAGTTCTTCTTCAATCTCTTTTTTTAGTTTTTTACTCATATGTCTTTTTTTTAATTTTAGTCAAGAATAATGAACCCTTCATTATCCTGTAAGCTGTCCACCTTGTTGGAGTATGCCGACCTTTTAATTTACAAGGTTATCAGCTCTTAATTTTTTTACATTATATCATCTTCTAAAAAGTTTGCAACTTTTTCTTTCAACTTTGCTATCATTTCTTCTGGTCTTTCTATCGTATAATCTTTCTTCAAATCTATCTCTTTATGTCTCGGTATCCAATCGTATCCTTCTAATCTTTCAAATCCTCTTGTGATATCAAGTGCTACTGGTGTTCCTATTGCTATACACGGGAATGCTGTATGTATTCTACTTGTTAGAACCAACTTTGCTTTCTTATAAATCTCAAGGTTTTTTCTTGCTTGTTTTATCCTTGCTTCTGGATTATTTATCAGTTTTTCATCTGTAATATATTGTCTGACATCAATTATATTTTCTCCTCTTATGTCATTATACCAGCTCTTAGGCAATTTACCAACAACTACGATATAATCTTCTCTTTTGCCATCATACTTCGGTAAAGTGAGCGTTAGGCATCCTGAAAAGTATGCTTCTACACCATATGACTTCAGTAATCGTTCTGTGTGTAAATCTCTACAACCTATTGGCTCATTTCTCTTAAACCAATCAATGTCTTTCTTTTCTAATTCATATAGCGGGATGTGCATTGATATTGGGAGCATCTGTATATTACTCTTGGGCGGGAAGCTTCTCATATCCCAATATCCGTTTCCAATTAGTTTAATCTCTCTTTCTTCTGTCGCTATTTTATCTCTGTCAATGAACACCTCGGGCTCTAAGTATTGCATCGCTGATATCGTCTGAACATCATCTCCAAGATTTCTTGTTCTGTATGTTAATGCTCCTAATTTCATTCTCCTAAAAACTTAACTGCTTTTCTACCCCTATTATGTCCCAATCCTATTAAACTATCTTCTTCATCTCTATGCTCTACAAAGCAAGGAAGTGGATAGTATATCTTTTTGCCTATGCTCTTGAAATACTCTTTCATTCTTTCATCATCTCTGTTGGTATATTTCGGGTCTGTCATCTTATCGCAGAAAGCAACCATATCTTCAACTAACTTTGTAGGAACTACTACTCCTAATGCCCATCCTAATTTCCACCAGACAATATAACCATCTTTGAATCCTTGCTCCCAATCTAATCCTTTCTGCCTTTTGTTTCTTATAAAAAGACCATATACATATTTGTCTCCTATTTCTACCAACTTCTCTACCTTGTTTACAAAATCATTGCATAGTATAACATCATCTTGAATAACACATTGAAACTCTTTGTTAGGGTTATATGATAACCAAGCCCTCCTCGCTGTATCCCATACTCCTTTGCCTTCATCCCAGTTAACTCTGATATTTGGTATTTTGCTCTCCAGATAAGGAAGATATTTTCTCCTTGAAGGGTGTATCATCAGCGAGAAATTAACTTTTGACATTTTTTGCTCTTATCAGTTCTCTTATCGCTTTATTAACAATTCTGTTATATTGTAATTTATGAACTTTCTTTTTTGTTTTCTTTCCTGAATCAGCTTCAAGTAATGCTTCTAAAGAATCTTTCGCTTTTTGAATTAGTTCTCTACTTTTCTCTGATAGTTCTCCGTTCTCTCTCATTGTTTTCTCTATCTCATCTACTACTGAACCATTGCTCTTTGCTAATGCTAATGCATCCATAGGAACATTGACGCAAGAAAACTCTAACAACTCATTATCGTATAAAACTCTGTAGCCATCTTTTTCTTCTGACCTTCCGTTCGTAAATCCTACTGAGAATGAATTAAGAAATCCATCTGCGTATAATCCAAACAATTCTCTTGCTAATACTGAATGCTCTAAGGCAAACTGAAATATCGCTTCAAGCATTCCATCTTCGTTAATGAAAAGGTCTAATGTTTTTGCTACTGATGGTCTTGAATGGTCGTGTGCCCATAATACAACTGGGTTTCTAAGATAGTTATCAATCTTCCAAGATTTCTGGTCCACAATATCACCGCCTCTATCTGGCTGTCCTGAAGAGATAACCGCTTTCATTATTCCTTTTTCTCTATCTATGTCTTTGGTCTCGCAATTAAAGACCTTGATATACATTTTTCTTTTTGTGTCTGTCATATTTTTATTTTTCATAGGAGCTTTTTTGGGGGAACTTCGCCGCTAAGAACTGAATTAAAGGTTCAAATCTGCCCATCGCATTCGTCGTTGAAATGAATGGAGCATTTTTGTATCTCTTATAATCATCTACGCTATAAATCTTATAATCCCGCTCTATTTGCTCTCCTTTTATTGTTTTATAATTATTACAATAGAAACTTCTAATTGTTCCTAAATGTTTTAACTTATACTTCTTGATTACATTATCTAACTTTTTCTTGTTGAATACAATAGGGTAATGAACTTCATACCACTTGCCTTCTGGGAATACCTCATAAACTTCATTGATGTATTTAATCCAAGTATTACTTTTGAATCCTCCTGCCATCTCCCAGTTGTTATTTTTTGCGTCGTGCCATTCTTCTAATGTTCTGTTGTAGTAGTAGGGTATTCTATCTTGCGGTTGTAGTATTATGAAGTCATCGTTGCTCCATATGAAGTTATCTGATATTCTATCATCTGCTATAATCGCTTTTGCTTTAGCTAACATATCAATGTGCTTGAATTGGTAATCTCTCTTTATCCCGTCATTCTGCAGTGTTAAGTTTATGTAAATCGCATTAGCATTTAGAAAAGATGGTCTATCGCCTATTACTATCAGTTGGTCAAACTGGACATTCTTCTCCATACTCCTAATTGTAAATCTTATTTCATCTTCACAAGTAGAAGGACTTTTTTTGTATAATATTACTAAATCCATTTCATTATCTTATTATTTTGAATATTGGTGCTATCGCACACCTACAGTTAGGTTCGTTTGGTGACATAAGACCATTACTGAAAGGTTCATCTACAGGGACAATTTCGCCATCCATAAGTAGATGGGCATCACGGACGCGAGAATCTAATGTCGCTATCCATTCCTTACCTTCTGCATCGGCTTGCCTGTATGCTTCAAGATTGGCTTCATTAACTACTGCGTTTGTTTCTGTCCTTGCTATTCTTTCTGCTCTGTATTTATTAAAATCTAAGTATGTATTGTTGACTCTTTTTGATAAATCTTTAATTGATTCTCCTGTTGTTATTCCTTCTGATAATGTATCAACTAATGCAGACAATGTTGTATCATTTACTGACTTAGCAAAGAATAATGCTCTTTTCTCTAATAACTTCGCAATCTTTTGCTTAGTATTAGGGTTTATTGCTTTATCTATCGTGAAAGGTTCCATTGATATCAATCTCATTGCGTCTTCTCCTGATTGTTTGAATATGCCGTAGAAATGAGGCAATGCCCAATCTTTGAAATCTTTAACTTGTTTTTCTAAATTGAATATCTTTTTAATATCAGCTTTTGTTTTTGGCTTCTTTCTCTTTAGTGCTTTTAGTATCTCATCTTTCTGCTCGTTCTTTTTAGCAATCATCGCTCTTTTTAGTTTGTCTGCCTGATTGTCTATCATCTTATTGTAGTATCTATGATATTCTAATCTTTTTTCTTTATCTTTGAATAGCGATGATTCTGAAATCTCTTTGGCATCTTTTTTGAATTGTTCTTTTTGCTTTTCAATCGT